ATCTGCCCACAGAAGTGGTTTTTTAACTAAGTAGTACTATAGTATTACATATGTATATACACGTACACACATAACTATTAGGAATACTTCCATAACTAAAAGTTATACCTATTTAAACCGTCTCTATTGCATTGCTGTAGTCTTATGCCACCCTCATATCAACTCCACAACAAATCGTCTCTAAGCCCCATCTAACCCCCTTGCTGAGCCTTTTAAACTAAACACCACCTTCCACTGTCTATATACATCAAACCAAAACAATTAACTTAACATAACGTAGATGTTATGTTAAACTACTACAACATACCTTTTCACAATGTGAAATAAACTGTCTATATAAAAATAAAGCTTGACAACACCCTCTAAATGTGGAAAACTACGGGGGAAAGAGGGGGTGATATAAACTATATAGACTAATTAAAGCTTATAGCTTTATAATCTTTAATGTAATTAAATACTACATATTCTTCTTCTTTGTTAATATAATTAAAACTTATAAAGATTTAAATGTCTTCTTCTATTAATAATAATAACAATACATTTAAAACAAGAGAACAACTTATAGACGATGGTTTGTTTTGGTCAAAGCCTTTTTCAATATTAAAAGAAGTTTATGTTGCTATGCATAATGGATGTTTAGACAACATTCACATCTATCATAGTGATGTATACTATGTAAGAGCTGCATTAGAGAAGCATACAGGTTTTTTGTTATCTCTTCCCCTTGTTGAACAAGCAATGAAAGATGAAGGTTGGAGAGATAGAAAAGGATATGGGAGATTTAAGTAATGACAATTGAATATCATGGTGAAACTTTCTCAGACTACAATGTTCCAAAGAAAACACCAACACATCCAACTAAGAGTCATGTTGTTTTGGCAAAAGAAGGAAGTGTGGTAAAACTAATTAGGTTTGGACAACAAGGTGTTAAAGGTGCTGGAGCACATCCAACAACAGAAAAAGAAAAAGCTAGACAGAAAAGTTTTAAAGCTAGGCATGCTAAAGACATAGCCATAGGTAAGATGTCTGCTGGTTATTGGGCTGATAAAGTTAAATGGTGAGGCGTAAAGCCTTTTTTTGTTATCCAAATAGGGGTGTCAGATATGGCAACAGAGTTTGAGAAAGTTCAGAAATATAGGAAGATGGCAGAAGACAAAACCATCCCTCAAGACATCCGCAATGAATATCTAGATAAAGCTAATGCCATTGAGTTTAAAGCTTATGAAGATATGAAGGCTGGTAAAGAACCACCAGCACCTCCTCCTAAGAAAATGGCAATGGGTGGGATGGTTAATCAAGGGGTCGGTGCTTCTATGAAGCCCCATAATATGTTCAACACAAAAGGAAAGAAATAACATGGCTACCAAAATGATTAAAGAAGGCAAAGAGACATATTCTTCAAAAGCTGCAATGATGAAGCATGAGAAGAAAGAGCCTATGAAAAAAGAAAAGGCTGAAGAGAAGATGCCTAAGGGTATTGCTGTGATGATTGGTGTTGGTAAGTCAAAGATGGCTAAAGGTGGTGCTGTTAAAGATAAGAAAATGAACTACGGTGGTGCTGCTATGAAAACACCAACTAAGATGGCTAAGGGTGGCATGTCTAAAAAGATGTGTTAAGACAGCATGGCTACCAAATCATCTGTAAATGCTGCTGGCAATTATACAAAGCCCAGCCTTCGTAAAAAGATTGTTGCTGAGGTGAAAGCTGCAGCAATTCAAGGTACGAAGGCTGGTCAATGGTCAGCACGTAAAGCTCAATTGGTGGCTAAGAAGTATAAAGCTGCAGGTGGAGGATATAGAGATTGAAAGCACCACAGCAATCTCTCAAAGATTGGACAGATCAGAAGTGGACTACAAAGTCTGGTAAACCTTCTTCCAAAACTGGAGAAAGGTATTTACCAGCAGCAGCAATCAAGTCTTTAAGTGCAGCGGAATATGCAGCCACAACCAAAGCAAAGCGTACAGGCAAAGCTGCTGGTAAACAGTTTGTTGCTCAACCAAAAACAATTGCTAAGAAAACAGCAAAGTTTAAATGATGGATAAAATATGAAAAAGAATACATTAGCCGTGAAGAAACAAAAGAAGGTTGCTAAGGTGATGCATGAGTTTAAAGCAGGCACCCTTCATTCTGGTAAAGGTGGCAAGGTTGTTAAAAACCCAAAGCAAGGCATTGCCATAGCTTTGTCTGAAGCGTCTAAACTTAAGAAATAATGATAACTTCATATCCAAATCAAGTACGCATTTCTAGCACTGGAAACACTGTTAGTTTTGGTGGTACTAATACGGATGCTTTTGGCAGGCTGCGTGTAAGTCAGCCTTATACATTATTTGATAGTCAGAATAGATATGGTATTGATGCACAATTTAGTACCTCCACTACTGGTTCTGGTGCAGCCACTCACTTGTCTAATGAGTCTTCTGTGAGTATGGCTGTCACCACTGCTTCAGGTGATGGAGTGGTGAGACAGACATTCAGAGTGTTTCCATATCAACCCGGTAAGAGTTTGTTGGTATTGGCTACATTCAAGATGGATACAGCCAAGACCAATCTAAGACAACGGGTGGGTTATTTTAATGCAGACAATGGTGTGTTCTTAGAACAAGGTGCCAATGGCATTACATTTGTTTTAAGAACATCTACTAGCGGTAGTGCTAGTGATGCTAGATATGTAGCTAAAGCTGATTGGAATGGAGATAAGCTTGATGGTACAGGCACTAGCGGTATTACACTAGACCTAACTAAAACTCAAATCTTGTTCATGGATTTTGAATGGTTGGGTGTTGGTAGTGTTAGGTGTGGGTTTGTTATCAATGGTAGTTTCATTGTTGCCCATACTTTCCACAATTCAAATATACAAACTTCTGTATATATGACTACAGCTATTCTGCCTGTTCGTTATGAAATAACTAATACAGGATCTGTGGCTTCTTCATCAGCAATGAAACAGATTTGTTCTAGTGTTATGTCTGAAGGTGGCTATGAAGCAGTGTCGCAAGAACACTCAGCTAGAATGATATCTACTACAACAGGTACATTTTTAACAACAACATTTAAACCATTAGTTTCCATAAGACTTCCTTCTACAGCATTGGGTGCTGTAGTACTTCCATACAATTTAAATTTCTTACCTACCACTTCAGACAATTATGAATTGGCTTTATTTAAAAATACAACACTAACAACACCTACATGGACAGCAGTTTCTTCTAATAGTAATGTAGAACAAGACTTAGCATCAACATCAATGATTGGTGGAACTATATGTTATAGTGAATTCACTACAGGTAAATCAGGTAGAGTACCATTAGCTACAGGATCTGGTTATAACTGGGACTTACAACTTGGAGTTTCTTTGACTACTGTTAGTGACATTTATACTTTAGCTGCTAGAACATTATCATCAACTGGTGGTGGTATTGGCTCTCTTTCTTTCTACGATCTAACATGACAACTAAAAATAGAACATTAGGACTGCAGCTTACAGCCAGCAATCAAGACATCTACACTGTGCCTACCAGTTTTAAAGCCAATGTAGGTAGCATCTTAGTGTCTAACATATCAACTACCAGTGTCACTTTCAGTTTAGATTGGTACAAACTTTCTAACACAACATATTATCCCATTGCCACAACAGTGACTATGGACCCAAGAAGTGTTTTACAAATTACAGACGCTCTCTACTTGGAAGCTGGTGATAAGCTTAGAGGCTTAGCCAGTGCTACCAGCTCAATCGTTATAACGGTGAAGACCAGTGAACAATTTTCTGTCTCAAGTGTTTAAGGAAAAATAATGGCTAAAGAATTATCAGAACAACACAAGAAGTTTCTTGAGGCGTTGTTCAATGAAGCCAACGGAAGTATAGCTGCTGCTAAAAGACTAGCTGGGTTTTCTGAAGGCTACAGTACTAAACAACTTACCAACTATCTTAAAGAAGAGATTATTGAAGCCACACAATTGTACATTGCTATGAGTGCACCAAGGGCTGCTATGGCTGTTGTCAGCGGTATTACAGATCCGACAGAGCTTGGTATCAAAGAGAAGCTTAACGCTGCCAAAGACTTGTTAGACAGGGCTGGCTTAGGTAAGACAGACAAGGTGCAGGTTGAAAGCACCAATGGATTGATGATACTTCCTGCTAAAGACAGGGTGGAAGACTAATGTCTGTTGTTGGAATGGGGAAGTGGCTATTACCACAACCTCCTAAAGGAAAGGAATACATTCCAATTCCCATTCTTGTAAAGAGTAAGTTGACATGTCCTTTTGGTTATGAGTTGAGGGAAGAAGACCCAACAATGTTCTTCCCCATATCGAAAGAACTAGAAGCTTTGGAGAAAGCCAAGAAACACCTGAAGCAATATTCATATAAAGAAGTTGCTGCTTGGTTATCCACTCAGACAGGTAGATACATTAGTCCAATGGGACTTCACACTAGAATTAATAATGAGCAAAAACACGGCAGAAAAAATTCAACTTACCGCCTCCTTGCCGACAGGTACGAAGAAGCCCTTAAGAAAGCGTCCCACTACGAAAAAAGGTGTGGCTCAACCGCAGACAACAGCTTCTTCTCCAGTGAGCGGTATAGAAAAATTAAATCCACCTTCGTCAACGGTGATAGTTGATGCACAGGATGTTTCCTCAACGGGTATAGTTGAAGCACAAAATATAATTTTCCAGCCAAATGCTGGACCTCAAACTGTGTTCTTGGCTGCTGGTGAAAGAGAAGTTTTGTATGGTGGTGCTGCTGGAGGTGGTAAAAGTTATGCCATGTTAGCAGATCCAATGAGGTATTTAAGCCATCCTCAATTCTCTGGATTGTTATTACGCCATACAACAGAAGAACTTAGAGAACTCATTTGGAAAAGCCAAGAGATATATCCAAAGATTTATCCCGGCATCAAATGGAGTGAGAGAAAGATGCAATGGATAGCGCCTAGTGGTGCTAGGTTGTGGATGTCATACTTAGATAGAGATGAAGACGTACTGAGATATCAGGGATTGGCCTTTAGTTGGATTGGTTTTGATGAGCTGACGCAGTGGAACACTCCATTTGCATGGAACTATATGCGTTCTCGCTTGAGAACACCTGCTTCAGACCTCCCCATCTTCATGAGAGCCACTACAAATCCGGGTGGACCGGGCCATGCATGGGTTAAAAAGATGTTTATTGACCCAGCACCAGCAGGAAAACCCTTCTGGGCCACTGATATTGACACTAGTACCACCCTCACCTACCCAAAAGGACATTCAAAGGAGGGGCAACCTCTGTTTAAGAGGCGGTTTGTACCAGCTATGTTGTCTGATAATCCCTATTTAGCTGAAACAGGGGACTATGAGACAATGTTGTTGTCCTTACCAGAGCACCAACGCAAGCAATTGCTAGAAGGTAACTGGGATTTGGCAGAAGGTGCAGCATTTCCTGAGTTTAACAGGGCTATACACGTAGTGGAACCCTTTTACATCCCTAAAAACTGGACCAAATTCAGGGCAGCAGACTATGGATATGGTAGTTACAGCGGTGTTGTGTGGTTTGCTGTGTCTCCTAGTGAACAATTGGTGATATACAGAGAACTTTATGTCAGCAAGGTGTTGGCTAAAGACTTAGCCCACATGATATTGAAGGCAGAAGAGGATGATGGGACAATTCGCTACGGTGTTTTAGATAGTAGCTGTTGGCACAAGCGTGGAGACACAGGTCCTTCTCTGGCAGAACAGATGATTATGGAAGGTTGTAGATGGAGGCCATCAGATAGAAGCGCTGGTACAAGGGTGTCTGGAAAGAATGAGATACATCGTAGACTTCAGATAGATAGCTTTACAGAACAACCAAGAATGGTTATAACAAGTAATTGTATTAACACTTTAGCGCAGTTGCCCATCATTCCTTTGGATAAAAGAAACCCAGAAGATGTAGACACTAAGGCAGAAGACCATTTATATGATGCGATAAGGTATGGCGTTACAAGTAGGCCAAGAAGTAGCATATGGGACTATAATCCTGCTACATCTGGCCCCACAGGATTGAGAATAGCCGACCCAATTATGGGCTATTAAGGAACATTAAGGAACATTAGGGAACATTATGGAACAAAAACAGTCGTTTATGGATAGCAAACCCATCGCCCTAGAGGATATGAAGAAGGGTGGAGAAGACGATTTTGAAGGTAGCACACTGGTTAAATATGTGGAAGAACTCTACACAAGGTCTGAAGAAAGCCGGTTTGTAGATGAAACTCGCTGGTTAAAAGCATATAGAAACTATCGTGGCATCTATGGTCCTGATGTTCAATTCACTGAGACAGAGAAGTCCCGTGTATTTATTAAAGTGACAAAGACAAAGACACTTGCTGCCTATGGTCAAATCACTGATGTTCTGTTTGCTAACAATAAATTTCCTCTAGGTGTAGAACCCACACTCATTCCAGATGGTGTGGTTGATTCTGTCCACTTTGATCCGACAGAACCTAAGGATATGCCCGACACTGAGAAAGACATTGATCCAAGTCCTTATGGATATAAAGGAGATGGTAAAGAATTTCCTGCTGGTGCTACGGCACATACATTAAAAGATGAACTTGGTCCTTTGTCTGATAAGTTAAAGGACATTCCAAATTTAAGAGAAGGCCCTTCTGCTACACCAACAGCTCTCACTTTCTATCCAGCAGCAGTGGCTGCTAAGAAGATGGAAAAGAAAATACATGATCAGCTTGAAGAGAGTGGAGCTACTAAACATTTAAGAAGTTCAGTTTTTGAAATGGCTTTGTTTGGTACAGGCATTATGAAAGGTCCTTTTGCTTTAGACAAAGAATATGCCAACTGGGATCAAGAGGGTGTCTACACTCCCACAATGAAAACAATTCCTGAAGTGTCTCATGTTTCCATTTGGAATTTATACTGGGACCCAGATGCTTTAAACATTGACCAATGTCAATATGTTATTGAGAGACATAAGCTTAGTCGTACACAAATGTACGCTTTAAAGAAGCGTCCTTTCTTCAGAGCCAATGTCATTGATGAAGCTGTTAAAGATGGTGAGAAGTATACAAAGAAATATTGGGAAGATGACTTAAGAGACTATGCTCCTCGCTTTGGTACCAACAGATTTGAAGTGTTGGAATATTGGGGGAATGTTTCTATTGAGTTGTTGAAAGAGAATGATGTAGCCATTCCTAAAGAACTTGAAGACATGCAGGAGCTGCAAGCTAACATTTGGTATTGCAATGGTAGCATTCTTAGACTTGTTCTCAATCCATTCAAGCCTGCACGTATTCCATATCACGCTGCTCCCTATGAACTCAATCCCTATTCATTAGCTGGTATTGGTATAGGCGAGAACATGATGGATACGCAGATGTTGATGAACGGCTTTATGCGTATGGCTGTTGACAATGCTGTGTTGTCTGGTAACTTGGTCTTTGAGATTGATGAAACCAATTTAGTACCGGGCCAAGAACTATCTGTCTATCCCGGCAAAGTGTTTAGAAGACAAGGTGGGGCACCCGGACAAAGTTTGTTTGGAACTAAGTTTCCCAATGTAGCCAATGAAAACCTACAATTGTTTGACAAGGCTAGACAACTTGCTGATGAGTCTACAGGCATTCCTTCTTTCTCACATGGACAGACAGGCATCACTGGTGTAGGAAGAACAGCCAGTGGTATCAGCATGTTGATGAGTGCTGCCTCTGGCAACATCAAAACTGTGGTGAAGAACATTGATGACTACTTGCTTGAGCCATTGGGTAGAGCATTGTTTAGTTTCAATATGCAATTTGATTTTGATCCAGAGATTAGAGGTGATTTAGAAATTAGTGCTAAAGGTACAGAGAGTTTGATGGCTAATGAAGTGAGGAGTCAACGCCTCATGCAATTCTTACAGATTGCCAGCAACCCTGCTCTTATGCCCTTTGCTAAATTTCCATACATCATCAAAGAGATTGCTAAGAGCATGGACTTAGATCCAGACAAGGTGACTAATAGTATGGAAGAAGCTGGTCTTCAAGCATACTTATTAAAACAGTTCCAAGCTGAACATCCATCAGTGGCACCAGCAGTGGCTGCCCAAGGCGCTCCAAGCGTTACTGATATGACGGGTGGTGGTGGTGGTAACATTGGGGTAGGAGCAGCACCTGTCCCCGGAGAACAAGGATTTAGCGGAAATGTCCAGCAACAAACCCCACCTGCCCAAGCTTAAAGGGCTTGTTAACACCCCATACACATGGGAAGGCTATTGTGAAATGCTTGATTACAACATCTTACAACAGCAGAGGAAGCTAGAACAGTCTGTTGAAATGGTAGATATATACAAAGCTCAAGGAGCAATCATTGCTCTACGTCAGCTTAAATATTTAAGGGATGAAGTAAATGTTAAAGAATGACACAATGTTTGCTGATGGCGGTCTTAAACAAGACGGCAACACAACTGATCCTATCAGTGGTAATGATGTTCCACCCGGCTCTTTACAGAAAGAAGTGAGAGATGATATTCCTGCTCAGTTATCTGAAGGTGAGTTTGTTTTTCCTGCTGACGTTGTACGTTACGTTGGTTTGGAAAGACTTATGCAAATCAGAGATGAGGCTAAAAAGGGGTTGGGTAAGATGGAAGAGATTGGTCAGATGGGGAATGCTGACCAAGTAGCAAATCCAGAAGAGCCACATGGTGATGAGTTTGCTAATCACATTGACAGCATCATGGGTGAACTAGGCCATGAGCAACCTAAACACATGGCTACTGGTGGTCTTGGACTTAAAGCACCAGCCATAGAGATTAAACAATTTAAAGATCCTTCTGGTAAAATGTCTTTCATCACTTATGTAAATGGACAACCAGCAACTCCTCTACCTACTGGTGCTCAAGAAGTATCTGAGGCTAAGGCTGTTGAAGAACAAAAACAAACACTGACTCCCACAGAAAAAAATGTAGCTAAAGCTGAAGAACCTAAAAGTTTTTCAGATATGCTTTCAGGCGCTGCTAAAACAAATGATCCTTATTTTGCTCAAAAAGAATTGGGCAGAGTTTTAGGGGATGTTACAGGTAAGGCTGCTAAGAATGTTATTAAAGACATTCAAACTGCTTTTAAATCTAATACATACTTCAGCAAATTATCAGATGATCTTGATTATAAGTTAGCAGGTACTTCTAAAGATGCGGAATTATCTGGAGATATGAATAATGTAGCTTCTGGTTCTGGCGGGGTTACTCCTACAGAAGTTGGTGTGGTGCCAGAAGTTCCAACAATGAATGAAC